CAGCCGCTGTACGCGCTCACGATCCCCGACCGTGACCGCGAAGCGTTCGTGCAGCTTGAGGTCTACAGCTACCCGCTGTTCATCTGCACTCGCCCTGGTGCCCTCGGTCGCGCTCGCAACACGTAATGAGCGACCCGTTCGCCACCGCCGACGCCGTGCTTTTCGCGGCGTTGCCCTGCGTTGACTCAACCGTAACCAACGGCGCGACGACTTACACCCGTCGCGCCTTGTTGTCTCGCGATGTTGAGTACGCAGACCTGACGAGCCAAACGTCAATGCGCGTCGATACGGTCCAGTTTCCGAGATGCGGTGGACTGCGCCCGAAGGTTTCGACGATCACGATCGCCGGCACTGTCTACACGCTTGAGCAGCGATTGGCCGATGACGGCTACTGCGAAACGTGGAGGGTCAAGGCATGAGCGGCGGCTCGATTGCAGAACGTCAGCAGGCGCTTCTAGTCGCTCGGTTGCAGGCCATCCGTGTTTGTAATGGATACCTGTGCGACATGGGCGCGCGCGTGTTTGAGGAGCGCGCGCACTTCGACGAGGCTGATGTGTTTCCGTTGCTGAATGTGCAGATGACGGGTGAGGCGGGAAACGAAGAGTACGGCCGCGAAAAAGTCACCATCAAACGGTCGTTCCGCGTCGAGATTTACACCGACGACGCCTATCGCGCGATTGCTCTGTTACAGGACGTGAAGCGCGCAGTGATGGACTTCAAGAGTCTCGGCAAGTTCACCGACGAGGATGGCCCGCTCGGCGTTTTGGCCTACGGCGGCACGGAGCAAATCACAATCGAAAGCGATGGAAGGTCTATTTCTGGCCTGTCCGCGCTTTTCACAATCAGCGGCCCCGAGACATGGGGTGAACCAAGGACATCTTCATGAAGACCTTCAAGTTTTCCAAGGAAGTCGTGAACGCCGGCAAGCCGTACAAGCCCAACGATGTTGACGAACTGAGCGACGAACACGCCGATAAATTGCAGCGGCTTGGATTCGGCGCAGTGGTCGAAACCAAGCGCAAGTAACCAGCAAGCAACCCCACCAGAAACCCGGCCTAGCGCCGGGTTTCGTCGTTTCAGGAGGCAGGAAACATGGCCGTTTCGGTCTACACCAAGAGCAATGAGTATTCCGTTCCGCGCGGCCTTGTGGGCTTCCAGGAGCGGCTGAGTGATGGCGTATATGACGGCATCGAGTGGTTCGGCGACGTGTCGGCGCAGACGGTCTCGGTCGAGACTGAAAATCTGACCCACGAGAGCCACGAGGGCGGCATCGGCCAGCGCGATCTGGACACGCCGATTCGCATCACGCGATCCGGCGGGCTGACGGTCGACAACTGCAACGCGGCCAACGTCGCCAGGTTCTTCGGCGCATCGGTCAGCACTCACACGCAGGCATCCACGCCAATCGTCAACGAGCTGATTCGGCACATCAAGCCGGGTCGGTCGTGGGTGCTCGGGAACACGTCTGGCGGCCTGCGCGTGCGCTCGGTGTCTTCGGTTGCCGTCGACTTCAAGGCGACGGCGCGTGCGAACACCACGGCGTACACGGTCGGTCAGATTTACGTGCCGGCCACGCCGAACAACCACGCTTACATCTGCACCATTGCAGGCACGTCTGCCGGGTCGCCGCCGAGCTTCACGACCGATGGCACGACGTTCGCCGACGACACCGCGACATTCAAGGACATCGGCGTCATCAACAGCCTGACGGCTGGCACCGACTACATCCTTGACGCGACGCGCGCACTGATGTCGGTCGAGATCACCGGAAAGCTCGCGACGGTCTACGCGAACGCAGTCACCGCGGTGGGCGCTGGCAATTTCGAGTTGCAGGTGGAAGTCGACTACACGCCGGCCGCGACCACTTGGACCAAGATCGAAACCGGGGCCGTTTCCAGCAAGCGCGGCAAGTTGTGGATCGAGCAGGACAACCCGTTCGGCGCGAATCAGCAGCTCGTGATCCCCGATTGCACACTGGCTCCGGGTGGCGAGTTGTCTTTCATCGCGTCCGATGATGCGGTGTCTACGATGGAATTCACCGTCGGCATCAACATCCTGAACAGCACGACGCCGGCAATTCGCGTCGATCGCTTCGCGGCCTGATCTTATGACCACCGAAACCGGAAAGGCGCCCACTCGGGCGCCGCTGTCGTTGGCTGAACTGCGCGCAGTGTCCGCGATTATCTCGCCGGCTCAGGCCGGCGGGCTGTCGCCCGTGTTCGCACTGGTCCCGCTGTACGCGATCCGCTCGGCGCAGCCTGAAATCGCGGTGTGGGCAATGCCTGCGGTCGCTGCCGTTTCGGCCATGCTCGAAATGCTGCCTGAAATCCTCACGGTGGAAATGCAGCAGGCATGCGGACAGGCGTCGGTTGACATCGGCGAGCAACTGAGTCCGCAGGCTATGCGCGACAAGTTGGTGAGTCGTATGCGGTTGGTCGCTTAAATGCCTATCACTATTCAATCGCCGGATATTTCTGCGCTTGTGCGCAGGCTCGGCGCCGTGAGTAGTGATGCACCAAAGGCTTTCAAGCAGGCTCTATCGTCGATCTCTCGCGCGGCCAAAACGGAAACTAAGCGCGCGGCGGCGGCTGAGTACAACGTAAAGCAGTCGCGCATAGAGCAGGATATCCGCATCGACACGCGGAGCGCCGATGCCATAGTGGTTACTGGCCGTAGGCGATCAATCACGTTCAACTCGTATGGATTCAAGCCAACTCGGGCCGGGCTGCGCGGGTCGCTTTTCAAGAAAGGCAAGAAGCACACGTTTAAAAGCGGATTCGTGGCGCCGGGACTTGCTGGCGCAGAAAACGGATTTCACAGCGTCCCATTCTGGCGCGTTGGTCCGAAAAGGAAAATGCGAAAGGGTCGCTATGTTGGAAAGTTGCGCCAGCCGCTTGAATCGCTGCATGGTCCATCCGTAGCCGACATGCTGAAGAACGACAGGGTTTTCACGCCGCTGCATGCGCGGCTAATTCTGCGGGCAACAAACGAACTAGAGCGCAGAATAACAAGGGAATTGGCGCGCCGTGGCTAAGCAAGACGTCGAGCTAAAATTCTCGCTAATCGACGGCGTAAGCCGGAGTCTTGCCGCAATTCAGCAAGGCGTTAGCGGGCTCGGCGCGTCGCTGGTCAAGATCAATGCCGCGGCAGAACTGACCGGAAAGGCATTTGGCGCGATCAGCGATGTAGCGGGCGCTTTCGGTAGTGCAATCACCGGCGCCGCGTCGGTCGAGGATGCGCTAACCCGCGTCAACACGATTACGCAGGCGACTGTCGAGGAACAGAAGGCGCTACAGGACGCGGTGCGCGGCGCTGTCGAAGGTACGCGATTCAGCGCAGAGGAAGCGGCCGGCGCACTGGTATTGCTCGCCGAGGATGGATTCAGCGCAAAGGAGGCAGTCGATCAACTCGGCAGCGTGCTGCAATTCGCGCAGGCCAACGCACAATCAGCGGCGACTGCGGCCGGCGCGCTCGGCTCGGTGCTCGACACGTTCGGCGAAAAGCCTGCGGTCATTGGTGCGCTTGCTGATACGCTGACTGCCGTGGCGCGTGGCGCCGGAACCAGCACGAAGGCGCTACAAGAGGGGCTGGCGGGCGTCGGTAACGCTGCCGATCAAGCTGGAATCTCGCTCAACGACACAATCGGCTATTTGGGGTTGCTGGCATCGCGCGGCATCGAAGGCGGCGCGGCGGTTGGCAATTTCAACAAGATCATTCGTGAGATTGAAGACCCGGCGAGCAAGGCCGGGCAGGCGTTGGCAACACTCGGCCTGCAAGGCGCCGACTTCGCAACCGTCCTGAATCGCCTCGGGAAAGATTCCGTAGCGGCTGAAACGGTCCTGTCGGCGCTCGGTCGCAAACCGCGCGAAGCCCTGCGTGTGCTGCTGACCGAGGGCGGCGGCGATCTTGGCAAGTTCGCCGGCATCATCAAGCAAGCGACTGGCGCGACCAAGGATGCATCGGATGCGCTCAACAACACGTTTGCGGGCGCGCTGGCGCGGATTTCAAACCAGCTTGAGCAGACACGCAACGACCTGCTAACGCCGATCCTAGCGCCGCTGGCGACGGAATTTCAGGCGTTCTCTGCCCAACTGTCCGACTTTGCGAAGACGGAGCAGTTTGCGCTGATCGTTGAACAGTTCCGACTGTTCGCTACATCCGCCATTCAGTACGTCGGCGAGGCGGTCCGCTCGTTCGACTTCGCCAAAGCCGTCGAGGCGGTTCAGGCTTTTGCGTCTAACACTGCCGAGCTATTCACCAGCGTAGAGCAGTCGCTTTCGATTGTTGCGGGCGCGGTAAACGATACCGCTCGCATCATCCGCGACTCGTACCAGACGCTTGCGGATTTCGCGGGGCAGGTTCAGGCGCTCTATACCGATTTCGTGGACGGAACCACGAATGCGCTGAACGTCGCTGGCGATGGCGTCAAGGCGCTCGGCGAAGAAACGGACCGCGCCGGGGTCAAGATCGAGCGCGCAGGCAAGGGGCTGAAGAACACAGCCGACTTTGCGGCTAAGCTGGCAAAAGAAACAGAGCAGGCCGGCAAGTCTGCGGTCAAGGCCGGCGCTGGCCTTGATGTTATGGCGCAGGCCGCCGCTGACGCTGCGTTCAATTCCGATTCCGTCATCACCCCAGCGAAGGAACTATACGGGGTGCTCGGCGGCATTCCGGCGCCGGCCGACAAGACGGCGGTCGCGCTAGATTCCGTCAGCGGTGCCAGCAGCGTAGCCGCGCAGTCCCTGAATCAGCTTGAGGGCAGACTTAAAACAGTCCGCGAGGCGCTAGCCAATGCGCCGCAGGGGTCGCCAGCATTCATCAAGCTAGCTCAAGACGCTGCGACGCTTGAGGAGCAAATCAAGCTAGCCAAGGAAGCGATTGACGCCGCGTCAGGCTCAAATGAGAACCTTGCGGATAGCGCCAACAAGGCCGCCGAAGCCTTGCGCCGGCTGCGTCAGGAGCAGGAAGGTAACACAGAGGCGGGCGGGAATCTTCAGCAGCAGAACGAAGATACCGCGGATTCGTTCGGCAACATCGCCAACCAGTCCAGCAGCACCGCGATCAGCATCGGCACGCTGACCGAGGAATTTGTTCGCAATGCGCTTGCGGTAGCTGGTAACGCCAAGAGCGTTCGCGACTACCTGCGCACGATCAATGACTTCTTCGCGCAGGGCCAGGACGAAGAAAACCAGCTCCGCGCGATGATCGAGATTCGCGAGCGGCAGAACGCCACGCTGACCGAAGAAGAGCGGATCAGGAAGCGGATTCAGGACCAGTACGGCACGTCATCGACGCTCGTCGAAGTGTTGGTACAGCAGGAGCTGAAGCTGGCCCAAGCCCGCCGCGAATCGAACCAGGAAGCCGAGCGCGGAATCGAGATCGAGCAGCGCCGCGCTGGATTGGCGGGCGGAATCGGCACTCAGGGCGGGCCGCAGACCGCAGCGCCGGCCACATCAGCGGGCCGCGGCACATCAGCCGGCGCCGGGTCGCGGGATGCCGCGCCGGCCATCGTCGTGAACGTCTCCGGCGCCCCCACCGACGCAGCGGGATGGCGCGACATCGTGTCCCGATTCATCGCGCCGGAACTCGAACGAATCAACCGACTGAGCCGCTGACCCATGCGCTACCCGACCGGCCTCGAAAACATCATCCGCACCGCGACGCTGACGGCGACCAACTGCCTCGCATCGTCCGCGTGGGAGCTGGTGTCGCGGGATGCCGATGGCGGCGGCTCGGTCGCGCTGGGCGGCAGCTACACCGGTGCGGACGATGCCACCGTCGACATCGAGGTGATCAGCACCACCATCAACGGCGCCCCGCTGCTGAGCGCCCCGGTGTTCTCCGGCGTCGGCAATGGCGTGCTGTCCGGCGTCAGCGCTACCAGCGGCATCGATGCGCAAGAGTTCGTCATCACCGTGCTGGACACCGGCACGCCCACCCGCCAGGCCTGGGCGCCGTTCCAGTCCGTCAACCTGCGCGCACAGACCGCGGGCAGCGCCGGCAACGATCTGAGCGTGCGCGTGTCGCAGGCGGGCCTGACGGCCACGGCGACCGACTACGCGACCACCGGCGAAATGAGCGCGGGCGCCAGCGAGTTTACCGGCGAGCAATACCACTTCGGCGGCCCGCTGTTGGAGCCCGAAGGCACCGTGCCGACCACCGCTCCGCGCCTGCGCTTCGGCGACGATGCGACCGTGTACCGGCACTGGCGCACCTTCCGCGACGGCGCCTATCGCTACCACCTGTCGCCCGCACTGCGCCGCGCCGTGCCCATCGGAACGCGCGTCTATGCGATCACTGGCGGGCGCACTGTCGAGGTTCTGGATGGCGTTACGGTCGAGGAAACCTATGCCGGCGTCACCACGCTCTACTCGCTACTGTCCGACATTCAAGCAGACTCGACGCTGATCGAGGTCGACGGCGTCATCGCACAAGATCGACGCCCTGGCGGGATGGCATGCGATGACCTGAGCGTCTACACGGCGAGCTACAGCGCCGGCAGTACGCGCGATGGGTCTCCGTATATCAAGCGCGCCACCATCGATCTGACCGTAGCCACGGCAGCGCCAACCGAACTTCTGCGCATCGAATGCACGGGCGCCCCGATTCCGGGCGCTGAGATTTGGTCCGTTACCGGATCGGTTAGCGAAGACCTTGGCAGCGTTACCACTGGCGAGGCATTCAGCGATGGCGGATACGGGTTCACGATCCCGATTCAACTGGCCGCACCTGTGGAGCCTGAGGGCGACCGGTCCGCATATCTGGAACTCGGCCCGCGCGACCCCGGCGCATCCGTACCAACCCTGTGCGAGCGGAACTTCCGGCTCGGTGCGGAGGCCCGTACAGCTACCTACGTGTTTGAGTGGCGCCCGCATCCCGGCGCGGCTTGCGACTGCGAATCCGTGCCAATTATCGGAGGCCCGAATAATGACTATCTTGGGATTGAAGAGGAGGCTGCCACCGTGGCGACATTGCCAGCAGCCGTAAAGGATTTCTATCAGCAGGTCGCGACGTGGCGCAAGGGCGCTCTTGCGCTCAACTGCTATTTCACCCTGACTGATGACGACACGCAGTTGACCGCGTACTTCAGTGGTTTGCGCGTGGTTGATAGCGCTGAATTGACGCAGGACGGAGAGGCGACGCCGCCCAATTTCCCACCAGCCGGAATCGTCAACGGGGTATTCCAGAAAGTCAGCGTTATCGCGAAGTTTGAGGAACAGGATATTCGCGCAATCACGATGGTTGCCGATATGTTCCAGACTCACGCGCTCGCCATTTATAACGCCATGGGCGGAACTGGTGCGCTCGATTCTGCGGTAGCCGCTGCGTTGCAGGATGAGTGGGACTATATTGACGACGCACTGACGCCGCTGATGTACGCCACCAACAACGGCGCGCACTCGTGGAAAACAGGCGTCTATCAGGCGTTCATCAATTCCGGCTACGGTGGCGCGACTGGCAGCGGCGACCCCGAAATGCTTCAGGTCTATCTCTCGCAATCGATCGC